TTGTTTGGTTGTTTTGCTCAATCATTTATTAATCGACATGAGCTTGTATCGACCTCACCTAACCGCCGCCCGACGTTTAGACAAGTTGTCAGATATTTCTTTGTGGATTTCTCCCGGCGCCTCTGATAGGGCCCCTTTCCCCCCCTCCGTGTGGAGGGGGGGTTTCCGCCGAAGCGGTTAGCTACTTAATCCGACTGGCCAAAGTAAGATTTGTAACCATTGAGCATTGAGAATCTAAGTGAATCATAATCTGGGAGAGCTGGCACTCTCATATGATTTTCAACCAAAGCATCGAAGATCTCTTCTCGATGTTTATAAAACTCCTGACGTGGGTGTAAACTCAATTCGCGGAGGACGCACTCTACAATGAGCGGTAAAACAACCTTTTCTGGCATCGTTTTGCGATACCAGTTGGGGATGTCCAACACAGTTCTCATTTGTAACGGTCCAATCCATCGGCCTTCCTCCTGCGAATATTCAAAATGTCGTTTCAAGAGAGTCACATCAGCTAGACGCCTAGTTAAAGGAATCAGCGTTTGGTCAGCGGACTTTTGCTCGTCCGTATAAGTCATTCCAAGTCTTTCTGCTGCAGATGTTATTACTGCCTGATTGAAAACTGGTTCAATCTTCTTGCTCACGTTTACGACATTGTCATCGCCGTAAATCTCGATCTTGACGTTTCTTTCAAAATCTCCCATGTTTGCAAGTTGCTTTGGGACACTAGTCAAATAGAAGATGCGCATCAGCATCTGTCCAATTATCGTATTCACTGTGGCAGTCAAATAAACACCCGAGGGCATCGAATGAGTCCACATATACACATCGTTGTTGATGACATGTAGTGAATTTGCAATGTCTGCCATTAAAATGGTGCGAACCTTATTTCCTTGTTCGTCTTTTCCATACCATTTATTGATGACATCCAATGCTGCGTACAACAATTGGGCAGATACCGAACCATCCCAGTTCGAATAATCTCCGGCCACAACACGATCTCCGTGTGTGAGCAAAGTTTT